GATGGCACAAGAAGAAGTTATCTTCCCGATTTATATGCCGTGGGCTTTCGCTTATGGGGATTTGGCCGCATTGAAGACTGCAATAACTAAAGCGTAGGATTATGGATTACATACTTAGAGGTAACGATAAGGATGTAACCAATGTGCTTAAAGAGCAACGCATTCGGATTAATAGAGGGATGATTCAACTCATCCCTATTTCCGAATGTGGTCTTGTTACAGAAGAAGATGCCCGAAAGACATTGGAATGTATGCTTGCAGAGAAAAATGAAGAGATTGGCAGGCTTACTGCATCCATTGCAGAGAAAGATAAGACAATTGTTGAACTGACAGAAGAGCGTGAAACAATGAAAGCTCGCATTGCAGAACTTGAAGTACAGGTGCCTTCTGATGAAAAGAATCTTCCGGTTGCCGATTCAAAAGATTTGCAAGAGGAAGATGCCAAGGAGGTAACTGTTACAGATGATAAAGCCGTTTCCGTAGAAGATGAAAAGAAAACCGGGAAAGGCAAGACTTCTAAATAACTATCGCTATGTTGATTGATGTTTCATATTTTATGTCAGGTCCCAGGCATATTGAGAATGTTTCGGTCGCTGAAATGCCTTCGCCCCAATCTCTTGCTGTGAATGAGGTGATAAATGGGTATATTAAGGCATTTCAGCCCGAATTTCTCCGGAATGTTGTTGGTGTGACTCTTTCCCAAGCTATCACAGATTATTTGGAGCTTATTGAACGGGAAAAGGAAGATTCTTCAAATGAAGTTGATATTTCAGAAGAGAAAGAAGAACCCCAGTCCGGATATGCAATATTGTGCGAGAAGTTGTGTGAACCGTTCGCTGACTATGTCTTTTATCATATTCTTCGTGACGCAAACACACAGGCTACAATAACCGGGCTTGTCCGTTTGAAATGCGCTAATGAATATGTAGCTCCTTTGAAGAGACAAGTAAGCACATGGAATAGCATGGTAGAGAAGAATAAACAGTTTGTTGAATGGGCTATGTCGAATGATTGTCCTTTCGATGTGAAAATAACCAAGAATCTTTTGACCCCAATTAATGCTTTCAATTTATGATAGATTTAGATATAACAGAACTGTTTGAGGAGATTGTAAAGGAACTTCCAGAAGGGCTTGAAATCCTCTATCCAAATGGGAAAGGGGGAACTAAAGTTATGAAGTCCCCAAGGTTGAATTACATCTTCGGTAGCAGTCAATATATCAAAGATATTTTAGATGAATACAGTAAGTCTTCTGCCCAGTCTGAAAGGAAGTTTCCATTGGTTGCACTATTCACTCCAATTAGTGAGGATAGAGGTGATGCGGATTATTTTTCAAAAGCAAAGGTTTCGTTAATTATAGCATGTTCTTCTTGTAAAGAGTGGAGCAATGAGATGCGCAGAACCACATCTTTTAAAAATATCCTTCGGCCAATCTATAAACGTTTATTGGAAGTATTATATGAAGATTCTCGGTTCGACTGCGACTATGACGAAAAAGTGAAACATAGTTATTCAGAAAACTATTCATATGGCAGATACGGAGCCTATACAGATTCCGGTGAGGCTGTGAGCGAGCCGATTGATGCCATAAATATACGCTCGATGGAAATAAAAATTAATAATCTTAATTGTAGAAGAAAATGAGAAAGATTAGAACGTGTAAGGGTTCCCGGATGAACACTGGTAGTTCTGCTTGTAGCATTGACTGGAAAAAGGTCAAAGGTGCTATCTTGACAGAACATGGTGTCAAACTCCCTGCTGATATAACAGGTGAGAAGTTGCTCGAATTGTGCCATGCAGACCGTCCCGGGCGTATTTACCCTATTTTGCCATTCCTGGAGTATGCCAAGAATGGTGGAGAGCCCCAAGTTAATGCTGTAGGGTACGGTGCAAGCGAATACAACGGGCTTAGTGCTCAAACAGACACCTTCACTTTGAAGAAATTTGATGAGGTTTTGAATGCCCAGCTTCTGAAATGTGCCAATAAAGGATGGGACGTTTACTTTTGGAATCAGGATAATATGTTGATCGGTTATAATGATGACACTGATATCCTTGCCGGTATTCCGATGTCTACTGTTTACCCGACCGTGACACAGTACCCGACCAGTAGTGCTAAGTCTGCGATGACTGTTAGTTTTTCACATGAAGATGTGGAAGACAGCCAATTGCACTTTGACTACGTGCAGTTAGACTTCAATCCCAAGAATTTCGTTAAAGGCTTGGTTGATGTTGTGTTTCAAAAGTTGGAGGCCGAAAATACTTACAAAATAGTTGAAGTTGTTGGTGGTTATGACCGTACAGAAGAATTTGGCAGTCTTATTGCTGATGGTGCTGCTGAAGTTATGAATAACGTAACTTCTGCTACATATTCGGATGGTATCATTACCATTGTTCCTAAAGCCGGGGCGGTTCCTTCGTTGAAAGCTCCTTCTGTATTGTATGAAAAAGGAATCAGAGGTATCGAGCAGGTGTCATGAAGGTAGATAATGTTACGTTCGTCGAGGTTGCTGTGAAGGGCATGACGAAGGAAGAGTTTATTAATGCGCACATTAAAGTCGTGTGGCAGGAACTGAAGGAAGCTGACCGCAAGAAGAAGCTCTCGGAAGTGTACGATGCGATAACTAAGTAACCGACGGGCTGGGGTGTGATTACAGCCCGGCCCGTTATATTTTTACTGTATGGCAGATTTTGATGAATTACATAGAGTTATTCATTCCATTGCATCCGGGTTTGAAGAGGAATGTATTAGGTGTATGGAAGAACATAAGAATGTGCTCGTTGATTGCATTCAGGAGCAATTATATTCCGGTCTGGACGGTACTGAACATCTATTGAATCCTGATTATGATACTGACACCTATTTTAACGAGCCCGGTCCCTGGCAGAACCGTGCGGAACAATATAAACGATGGAAGGAGAGGATAACTCCACCTCTTAGAAGTGAGATGCTTTATTTGCCACCGCGTCCGGTTGAGGTACCTAACCTCTTTATTACTGGTACTTTCTATGATAGCATAACTGCCGATAGAATTGATTCCGGGCTTCGATTCTCAACGAAAGGATTTACGGACGGTAGTTCTATTGAGAAGAAATACGGTGAGCAGATTTTAGGCATTGGTGATACAGCTAAAGAGTACTTTAATATTATGTATCTCCGTCCCTGGATGGAACGTTTCTTTTCAGAATGTGGATATCGGTAGAAAATGGCTTGTAGTTGCGAAATAAAAAAGATGCAGAGTGAACTGGAACGTATCAGTGATCTGGCAAAGAAAGCAGCTGTCTTGGATGGTTGCATGTATGTCGTTTATCAGAAAGAAGATGGTACCTATGCTTTTGATAAACTAGGAGTTGAGATAAAAGGAAAGATTGTTGAATATAGACATTACCTGTAATTATGGCAGATTTAAAATTAAAAGATTTCGTTGATGAGAACGATTTGCAGAAATTGGTGGAGCTTGATAATACTATTGAGCGTGTGAGGGCTGATTATGTTAATGCGGCCAAAGAATTAGCAAAAGGTTTGAAACTAAATGTAGAAGGCGTTGCTGATCTTGAAAAGTTGAGTAATCTTTATAATACTCAAGCAAAAACGGCTGGTTCTGCATCTGCTGAATTAACCGAGGCTCTTAGAAAACAGTCTGAAATAACTCAAACTGTCAGTAAGAAGATAGAGGAAAAGCTAAATGTAGAGAAATTATCTGCTGCTGAACTGAAGAAACTAACCAAAGCAAACTCGGATAATGCTGTGTCCTTGGAAAAGGCTGCTAAAGCGGAAGCTAACTTGACAAAAGCGCAGAATGCCGGTAATACTACTCGTAAGAAAGCTGTTTTATCTGAAGAAGAACGTTTAAAACTTATCAGAACTGCTATTACCTTGACTAATCAGGAAGTACATAGCCGTTCACAAGCAAAGGAAATGAATAAGCAGCTGCAAAAGGCTGTTGATGTTTTGAAAGATACGGATGAAAACTATATTCGTACACTTGCCCGTCTTAATTCTACTATTGGAATCAACACTGATTACATAAAGCGAAATTCCGATCGATATAGTCAACAGAAAATGACAATTGGTGCATACCGGGAAGAAGTGAAGGCTGCATGGGTTGAGATACAGAACGGTAATAAGTCCATGCAGAATATGGGTATTATTGCCCGGAATGCAGGAAGGATGCTTAAAACGGAGATGGCTCCTGGGCTAAGCCAAGTTAGTGCAGGATTGAAAGGATGGGCTGCTGGATATATTGGTGCACAAGCTGTTGTTGGAGGGATTGTTAAGATGTTTACGCAACTGCGTGAAGGTGTTGGTTCCATTGTTGAATTTGAATTTGCTAATAGCAAACTTGCAGCGATTTTAGGTACGACGGCTGACAATATTAAAGAATTAACCACTGATGCGCGTCAATTAGGAGCAACAACGAAATATACAGCTGCACAAGCTACTGAACTACAGATAGAATTAGCCAAATTAGGTTTTACACGTCGTGAAATATTAGATTCGACAGGTGCCATCTTACGATTCGCACAAGCAACTGGAGCTGAACTTTCGGATGCAGCCGCATTGTCTGGTGCTGCATTGAGAATGTTTAATGCTAGCACTAAAGAAACAGAACGTTATGTATCTGCTATGGCTGTTGCTACATCAAAGAGTGCCTTATCTTTTTCTTACCTAGCTACTGCCTTGCCTATTGTTGGTCCGGTTGCAAAGGCATTCAATTTCCAAATAGAAGATACTTTGGCATTGTTAGGAAAGCTTGCAGATGCAGGTTTTGATGCTTCAATGTCTGCAACAGCCACTCGTAATATTTTGTTGAATTTGGCTGATGGCAATGGCAAATTAGCTAAAGCACTTGGAGAACCTGTAAAAACATTGCCTGAGTTGGTTGTTGGCTTAAAGAAACTGAAAGAACAAGGTGTAGATTTAAATACAACTTTAGAATTAACAGATAAACGGAGTGTCGCCGCTTTCAATGCTTTTCTTACAGCTTCTGATAAAATTGTTCCATTGAGGGACCAAATTACAGGCGTGGATAAAGAACTAACAGATATGGCAGATACCATGAGTAACAATGTTAAAGGTTCTATTGCGGGACTTTCTTCTGCGTGGGAAGCATTTATGTTATCCTTCTATGATTCCAAGGGTATAATGAAGGATGTCCTGGATTTTCTGGCAAGAGGGTTGAGGAATGTTGCTACACAGCTGAAGGGGTATTCTGAATTACAAGATGAAGCAGACAATAAGGCTGTTGCCTTTGCACAGAAAGAGATGATGAAATCTGATATTTTGGAGAAGAATGCTAGAAATATGCAGAGGTTGTATAAAGAATATATAAATTCAGGAATGTCTGCTGATGAGGCGGCCAAAAAGGCTAAAGAGGATTATATTGAAACATTGAAGTCTCGTTTGGAATATGAAAATAGTGATTATCAATTAGCTATAGATAATCGTAAGAAATTGGAAGGAGAATTGAAAGACAGGGGATTCTTTACAATTCTGACCTCATGGAGACGTACAAATAATGTCATTAAAGATGAGATCGATGTTGCAACTAAAGTTGCTGCAGGTAAGAAGGCTATTTCATCAATAACAGAATCTCTTATTGAACAACTTGATACCATTGATTTGAAAGAGAATGGTGGTACAAAGGGGAATTCAGTAAAGGTACTTACTGATAAAGAAAAACGTGAACAGGAAAAAGCTCTCAAAGAGAAGCTGAAAATTCATGAAACTTATCAGGAGTCAGAACTAGCTCTTATGGATGAGGGACTGGAGAAAGAACTTGCTAAAATTGGTGTTGCTTACTCGAAGAAGATTGCTGCCGTCAAGGGTAATAGCAAAGAGGAAATTGCTACACGTCAGAATTTAGCTAAGGAAATGCAGGAAAAGCTAGATGAGTTTACTATTAAGTATAATTCTGATCGTGAGAAGAAGGATGTTGAGAACGCTCTTGCTGTTGTAAAAAAGGGGTCCCAGGAAGAACTTGATTTGAAATTGCACCAGTTGGAATTGCAACGTGAAGCAGAAATTGATGCAGCAGAGAAAACAGGTGAAGATGTTTTTCTCATTGACGACAAATATGCAAAAAAGAAACAAGAACTTTACGAAAGACATGCATCCGATCAGGTGCAATTAATAGCAGAGAATGCAGCGCATGAGCAGGAAATCCGGGATGCTGCATATGTTATGGATACGCTTGCTCTTAAAAAACAGTTAGCTTCTAAGGAAATAACCCAGCAAGAGTATGCAGAACTTGAGTATCAGTTAAAATTAGATTATGTACGTAAAACAACCGAAGCTGCAATTGATGCGTTGGAGTTGGAACTTCGAAACGAAAATTTGAGTGCAGAGGATAGGGCAAAGATTGCAGAGCAGTTACAGAAATTGAAAGC